TAGTATATTTAAAAATTTCCTATAAGGGCCTTTAGATTTTAAATCATCTAAAAGTAATCCAGTATTAATATAATCATCAAAAGCGTTTTTTACAAAAAAATCTTGTTCATCCATATAACTTGGAGAATAAATAATTTCATTCCAAGTTTTTAAACTTTCTAATTTTTGTATTCCGCTTGTGTATGTAGCAACAACCCCATCACTAGAATCTAATACGGCATCCTCTACCCCAGATACAAAATCTCCGGGTATTAAAGATAGGTCTTTAAAGACAGAGCAGGTTTCATAGTTTCTCCAAATGTATTCAGTAAAACCATTAATTCCTTCTAAACTTTCTAAGGTTTTTCCTGTGTAAACATCTAAAAAAGATTGAAAAACATAGCTAGATGGTTCAAATAATAACCCACCATCTGCTGAAGTATTTAAAAAGTAAAACCAACCTAAAGCATCTATTAAATAATTATGAACACTACTAGCGTTTGAATTTTCTGTTAAGGCTGAGAGAGTTTGAATATTTTCCTCTAAAGAGCCGGGAGAGGTTTCACTTGCTGGTATTATTTTTGGTAATAATGTTCCAGATAAGTATGAACCGAATTCAGAACTTGTGTCAAAATTTGCTAAAGTAGTACCTAAAGGTAATAATATTTTAGTTTCTAATAAATAAGGATTAATTTTTGTAAGGCTGTTTTGTTTTACAAAATATTGAGATATCCCGCTTACAGAGTTTAAATTTTTTGTTTGAGAGTTTGGTATTGAGGATATAGATAAAACTTTAGAAATATTCCCTGCTGCAAGTAAGTGCGTATTTACTATCTTACTTATTGGATTAAGTTCAAAACCACTTAAACTAGAATCTTCATATTGATAAATATCAGGTGTTATTTTCTCTAACACATCAATATAATTAGATTTAAAGTAAGTATTTTTTTTTGATGTAAATTTATTTTGTCCCATCAGTCTAATAACTCTACAAGAATAACGATGTTATTTAATTGAATAATTTCATTAAAATCTACAGGAACATTCTGATCTAAGTTAGTTATACTAGAAAACCTAACTTCGTCTACTTCAAAAATTTCTCTGTTTAATTCAGATATATTTAATTCTTGACCAAAATCCCTATTATCAATGCTCATGTAGTTTAAAATTTTATCTCTAACCTTTATCTTAATTTGTTCTTGGTTTAGTTCTTCTATTTTATCAATTTTTATAGTGGTTATTAAATCTAAAGTTCTAATTAAACCATCAACAAGAACCACTTCATCAGTAGCCATCTTCTTTTCGTTAATAGCTGTCAATAGTTCAGTTTTAAAATTTGTCGTTGCTTTTTGTAATTGAATATCGGATGCTTTTTCCAGTATATAAATATCTATAGTATTTGCTGTAGCAAACGCTTTTCTTACTACCGCAGTTGCCTTACCTGCTGTTCCAAAATTACCAATAAAAGTATTTGCAAAAGTTGTGTAATCTAATAAAGTAACCAAACGGTCTTGTCTTCTAAAAGTTAGTGGTGCATATTTTTTAGCGTGTTCTAAAGTCTCCGAATTCGACCCACCAACACCTTTAGAGGTATTCGTTAATACTCCGGTAGCTGGGTAAGTAGGACCTAGAAGACTTCCATAAGCATCTGAGATATCCTGATTAATACTGTTTACTGAGATATTTCCTCTGGAGCCTCCCCCAACACGATATAAAACGGTATAACTAGCAGAATTAGAGGGACTTTCTCCTGTAACCCCATCTCCAAAAACTATAGTTGCTTTATAAGAATCGTCGTAGATCACTTCAAAAACTTTATCTGTAGCTCCTGAAGCAAAATAAATATTATCTACTTCAGTATATGTACCTCCTGTATTAAGCTCTGAATCAGTTATAAACACTTGCACACTCTGTTCCGCTACAGGAAACTGTTGAAGTTCTATACTTTTTAAACCTTCTGTTGCGGCAAAATCCCCAGACTCTTTTACTAAAGAACCTTCTTGAATAACAAGATTTTCAAAAATAGCTTTGTTTGTTCCCAAACCTTCTGTTTTTGGAATTAATTCTAAATTTCCTTGGCTATTTGATAAAGGTTCTATCAACCCATCTATAACCTTATATAAAGTAAAATTTAAAGAACCGCCATCCTCAGCGGATATTGTTTCTATTATTCTTGATTGTGCTGGAATTATAACTGTTTGTTCTGAAAATGGTGGGGATCCAGTGGGACCAAATGTACCTACATATCCAGGGTCATTATTAAAATCTAGTTTAGCTTGAGCAACTGAAGATATAGGCCCACGAAGTCTAACACCTATAAGTTCTAATAATTTTTTAACACTAGATCGTTGTCTTGCTGTAGCTAAAAAATTCTCGTTCGCCAACATATCTGCTTTTAAAGAAACTACTGATCCTACATAGGCAGCTAATTCTAAAAACATCATTCCTAAATCTGATTCTACAAAATACTCATATTCACCAGGATATACGGCTTTTGCATAATTGATAAGAGAGTTCCTAAAAGATAAGAAATCAGTTCCAGCAAAATTAATTAAATTTGGTTTTTTAAAATCAGGAAACTTAACTAGTTTCATAAAATCTGATTCTACTCCTCCAGAAAAACTCATGATATTTTTACCTCTACATCAAATATACTTAGCTCATCAGAATCTAACTTCAAACTCAAAACAACTAACAAAGAATTACCTCCTGCTGGCCCCGGTTCTTCTGTAGGAAATACTCCTATTTTTATTAACTGTGCTCCTACAATGTAATTGTAAAAAGAGTATTTTATTTCTTCTTTTATTTGCTCAAACAAATAAGAGTCTAAGGGTTGAAATAAAAATTTTCTTAAGTTACAACCAAAATTAGGAAGCATTAAACGCTCGCCTCGTTCAGTTTGTAGTAATTGTTTTACGGCCCCTTTTATTAAATTAATTCCTACTTCTTTTGAAAAAAAACCTCCAACTTTTTTATTTTTTCCTAAAGGATAATTTAAACCATAAACATAATTTCTAGAATTATTTGGTACTTGGTTTATATATTTTGGTGGAATTTTTCCAAAAATAGTTACTGTAGAATTAGCAGCCATTATATTCTAATAGTTTTAAAGAAGCCTTTTTGAGCTTTATAGTTTTTATCTACCTCACTACTATTTAGAGGCTTTGAATAAAATTTTAAACTACCAATATGTCCACGAAGACCACTAACCACCCCTGATCTGTCTCCACCTAAAAAGTTACCATACTTATACATACCGTCAGTGTAACCGCCACCAATAATCCATGGTGTATAAAAATTATCTAATTTTGGACCCTGTTTTAGTGTTGTTGGTCCATCAACGGTTGTTTCTGAGTATTCAAAACTATTTTCTTTTTTAAATGTAGGTACTTGTATCGGTTGTCCTGGACTTACGCCAAAAACATCTGAGAGTGCTGATGTAACGACTAGTGAACCGTCAGCATAAAATTTTATTTCATTATTTTGAGGATCACATGTTATATCTATTAAAACAAATTGAGATGATACGTTACCGAAATTCGTATTATCTAAATCAACTTTCATTTTGTAAAATGTAGCTAATTCTTCCTTACACTCATCTTTATTTTTATTTATAAACGATGCTGAAGATAAGTCTCTAGATATTGTTGGGGCTAAGAAAAAACTTAATGACGATACTGGATCGTTATCATAGTTATTATTACTATATCCTGTATTTTCTTGTGTAATTCTTCTATCTCTAGTAAATCCACAAAGAACTCCTCTTACAAATTGATCTCCCTTATCATTGTTTAGATAATCTAAATCTAATAAATTACCCTCCTCGTCTAGCTGAATAGTATCTTCTGTTTTAGATCCTACATTTTCTGAAGAGAATAATACTTTTGTTAGAGATGATGTTGTGGAGCTTAACCAGCCAACCTCTCCATCTAAAATATTAGGTACATGAACCCAACATTCCAAAGTAAACCCTGAAGGACTATAAGTTAAGTCCCTAAATTCTTGAGTTTGTGGAAGTCGTAAGTAAGAACCTAATCCAGAGGCTGCTACTGGATCTGATGATTTATTTTTTACTATACCCTCTAGGTACGGAATAGCTAGTCCAGAAAAGAAAATAGCAGATGTAGCCGGAGCAACTAATTGTGCATTGTTATACATATTAT